TTACTTCAATTAATTGTTAATGGAGCGGGGTAGGAGAATCGAACTCCTCGCTTTAGCTTGGAAGGCTAAGGTATTACCACTATACGAACCCCGCATATCTTTACTTATACTTGGTGCCCCAGGGGAGACTCGAACTCCCAAAATTTGGCTTCTAAGACCAACACGTATACCAATTCCGTCACCAGGGCAAAATCTGGCTCCCCAGGGTGGGATCGAACCACCGACACGTTGATTAACAGTCAACTGCAACTACCGCTGTGCTACTGGGGAATATAACTATTTACTCTTGTCCACTATCCTTAGTTCTCTTCTGTGAATTTCTAGATTGCATTTCACCGCTGACCTGTGCATCAATCATTGCACGTTTAAATCCATTACGATCTTCCTGTGATCGGAATCGACCTGTTGCCAACATTGTTTTTACAGTTTTACTAAGTTTAAATGTCGAAGTTGTTTTCATATTTTTTCCTAACTGTTACAAGTATATATTCAACATATATATTTGTCAATGCCTTATGGTGGTCAAAATCTAGTTTGACGCAGGCTCGTCAGGGGAGACACTGCATTTTCATCCAAAAGTATTCTGTAACACACTATTTGTTAATCTTGCCCGAGCCCGTGTGCTCGGGAACCAAAGGATAGTGTGTTATAGAATACCCTGCGTTACCGCAGGATATGACAGGGTCGATACCCTGCCCTGATTCTTACTCCCCACGTTATCGCCGTGGGTTTCATGCTTCAGTACGCCCGTTTGCCAGTGTTTATAGTGCCTAGCGTGGACCTCGTTTCCACCTTTTTACACTGCTAAAATTATGCGTAAGTTCGACTGTCAACTCGTTTGCGAGTTTCAAAGTTTAGCCTAGCACGTTCTAACTTATCCCGAATCAACTTGTTACGCTGTTCAGGTGTCAGAGTGTACTCTGTCGTAAACCTTACCTCACGCATTCGTCGTTTTAAATCTATCTTCCTCATAATCTCCTTTACATAAACAAAAACCCCAGGGTTTTTAATCCTGGGGTCCTTTAGAGTTTTTTGTAGTGTTGTTTTTACGCTACAAGATCCTCCTGGACCCCGGTCACCTCTGGTGTACGATCATTACTTAGGCTAATCGCAGACCAATAGGTGGGCATAAAGCCTGCCTGTTTGGCTATGCAATGTTGCGATAATAATGATCTTGTGTTTTTCATAACAGTTTCTATTGTAATTTATTTAGTCTTTGTTGTCAACTACTTTTGATTAATTTAAAATTATTTATACTTTTGTTTTAATTTTGGTGCCTGGAACCGGAATCGAACCGGTACGCCGATTAAAGCGAGAGATTTTAAGTCTCTTGTGTCTACCTATTTCACCATCCAGGCAATGTTTGTATTATACGGCCTTAATAATTTCTTGTCAACGCCATATAGCTCATCCACTGCAAAAAAGCATTATACACTGTTTCTGCTTCTTTGTCATCAATCGGAACTTTAGTTCCTCTGACATAAAATCCATCTTTTGCCACACGAAGCATTTCTTCATTGCCGCCGCCATTTAGTACAATACTATTTAGGGGTGTAATTTTGCGAATCGAAATCAGTGGAATAAGCTTGTCGTCAGGTATTGCACTGTACGGTAAATCGCTGATTCTCATTTAACTTGTTCCTATAAGTTTCCAAAGAATGTCTGCGGCTTCATCATTTAAAATGAATTGTGCTTTAACCATTTCTTCATCAGGGTTTTTACTGTCTGCCCATTTGGTTGTAAACTTTAATTCGTATTGCTGATTATTCAATGCCTCTATGGGCCTGAATTCTGCATACAGTTGAAAGCCACCAGTGTCTTGAATTAGTTTTTTCATATTTAAAATTTGGTGGGCCCCCCGTGAGTCGAACACGGCACCAACGGATTATGAGTCCGTTGCTCTAACCAACATGAGCTAGAGGCCCTATGAAACAATTATATGATAATTAAGATTTAATGTCAACTATTATCTGCGAGCACGTGGTGCAGATATTTCACGACTAGCCATTGACTTGACCCGAGTTGGTCGTAATCCAGTAACACCATGTGTGGTGTCAGCTACAGCAGCCGGATCCTTAACTTTAGATTGTTTTGGTTTAGCCGTTGGAATGACGCCAGCAGCTTGGCCTGCTGCTTTAAGAGCACCACTGCTAATTGTAACTTTCATACAATTACTCTGTGTGTCGGTCCAACTTGGAAAACTTACACTGAGTTGATCAGCTATTGCAGCCACGTCGTCGCCACTGTTTACATATAAAAATCCAGTAACAGCACTGTCCATAATTATGATGCCATCAAAATCTTTATCAGCTTTATAAACTTCGAAACTAGTTTTTAGCATTTCTTTTTTTAATTCTGAACCATTTATAGTACCATTAGGTCCTACAATTTTGTTAACCATCGAAGTCACATTAACACTGGGATAGTGCATTTCTAACATTGCTTTTAGTGCAGCTTTAACTTTTTTACTGTCATTTCCAAAAAATGCACTAAATGATGCCATGTTTAATTTTGGGTTGAATGTTTCTGCTATCTGTGCATTGTCTGTAGGTATTTCTGCGCCTGGTTCAATTTTTTTAATTACAGGAGCGTATTCACGTGCAAATCTGCCTACAATGGCTTGACTACCAGCTGGCCCCAATCGTCCGTTTTGACCAGCTTTTAATTCAATTTTAGTCCCATCTATGTCTAAATCCCCAGGCGCACCTCGGCGGTTAACTCCAGGACTAATAATGTCCAACATATATTCGCCTTTACCCACATCGCCTTTTTCGCCGATTTTACCAGATATTTTTTCAAATATATCCACTTTGATAGCATCAAACGTTTTTCTAAATTCACTATCGATAAGTTCAGCATAACTATGTAACTTACGAGGGGTTAATAATTTCTTTTCATCTAGAATACCGTCTGTGCTTAATTTTTTTAAGAATTTTTTAACTTCGGCATCTGTTAAATTGGCGCCAGCTAATGCTTCTAAGAATACATTGTTGACAATGCCTTTATAGTTTCTTAATGTAGTAAATTTTTCTACATCTTTTTTAATACCATACTTATTAGTAAACTTTAAAATATCTGTTAAATCATCTTCGTCGGGTATCTTAGATACACGCTTAGTGATTTCAGAACGTAGTTCTTCTGGATCTTCGTCTACTATGCTTATAAATTTTCTAATGTCGTTTGTCATGATACTATATTTATTTTAAATCTAATATTAGATAACTTGTTGCAATGCAACATAAATATCAGTAGAAACACTGATATAATATTTAAGGAAAAAGAAATGTTTATTTTAAATTGGCTAGACAAAGTTTTTGCTAGAACCAGTTACCAGGACAATGTAGAAGCTTATATTTGTCAAAAACAGCCAAAAAATGCTGCCGACGTTGAACATGCTATAAAAGAATACAACTACAGATTTTTACAAAGGAATTGGCAATGAAAAAATTATTAAAAACAATTAGTTCTCTATTAAGCAGTATAGCCGAAGCTAGAGCAGCTTCAAGTTTAGCTAGAATGCACAAATATGAAGCAGCAACTAATGTTATAATTGGAAAAAAATAAATTACTGGCGCTGAATATCTTCTTCAATACAGTTTTCTCCGTATTGAATTTCAATTAGCTTAAGTGGCTGATCGGTCTCATTGCATAACATGTGCCACTCATTGGGTTCTATGAATGTGCTTTCATGTGCGATTAATGAGCATTTAAGGTCATGATCTGTACTAGAATCCAATGTATATACAGATGCTTGCCCTTCCGCCACAAACCAAAATTCTGCACGTTGTTTGTGTCTTTGCATACTAAGGCAAGTTTTAGGGGCTACAGTTAGTTCTTTTAATTTAACGCCCGGGCCGCATGTATGCAAAATTCTATAATATCCCCAGGCCCGAGATGTTTTAGGAGCTTTCCATTCTTCAAGAATCCAGCTTGAAGAATTTAATTTGTTTTCGCCACCTACGCCGAATACGAATTCTAAGTTATTGTCCTGACAGGCCATTTCTGGAATATTATCTTTAGTTCTATCCCCGCCGTTAGCAAAAATAATTTTAGCATCGGGGTACACTGATCTTACTCTTAAAATTGCATCTATACTAGATCCATCATTGTCTTCGAATTCGTAGACAAAGTCTACCATCTTTAAATTGTCAATGATAGCGGCTCGCTCTGCCCATGGCATAAATGCCCGGCCCTTTTTTCTCTGCAACCAAGCATCGCTGTTAACACCAACAATTAAAATGTCGCCCAATGATTTAGCAGCTTTAAAATATTCGATATGTCCGGAATGTACGGGGTCGAACCCGCCTGTTACTAATACAATATTCATACTGTTACTTATAAAGTAATATCTTCCATACCCGCAGTTCTGAGTCTGCTGACATGCCCTAGCATAAAGTTTTTACTTTCCAAACCTTTCATAAGCCCTAACCATTTGTTACGGACTAAAGCAACTTCATTGATAATGGTTTCGAAATCGATTACTTCATCTTCCCCGTCTACATATTTCTCAGCATCTCGGCTGGTCAATGCTCGAGGATAATTTTCTAAATATTTTTGAAAATGTTTTTTTCTAATTTTTCTTAATTGTAGATTAAGATACTGTAGTACTGCTTCAATTTCCTGTAACTGATTAAACCTTTGTTCTGTAATACCGGGTAATGAAGAAACATTTTTTTCTAAGTTACCCTTAATATTACATTCAAATTTAGCCTGTATCAACTCATCTTCATAATAATTTATGAAGGCGGGAATATTGCCCATGTCAGACACTACTTTGTTATACCACATTATTCTTCGTAATCTTCGTCGAGATCGTCTTCTTCATAATTTCCAGCATACTCATCAAAACTACGCTTGGTATAACTGTCTGTACCACTAAATTCTTTTAATTCGTTGTCCCCGATCATATCCACCAGAATACTCATTAAATTATCACTGGCTTCTTGTCTATCTTTTTGTGCTATATATTGTTTAAGAGTTTGATACGTTTCTACCAAAACATCAACTTCTATACTCATACTTTATCCTTTGTTTCAAATATTAATCCTGGATGCTCTTCAAACCATTTACAAACTACATCATAATCACTATTGAAATGTATACTTAATGTCCACCTATGGCCATTGTTTTCTATTCCGTGTAGTTTTTGTGTATCTAGCAACCACGCTGTATTTAATTGACTAGGGTATACTTCTTTAATATTATCATATTCAACCCACGTATGTGCAGCTAAATCTGAATTCTTAAAAATATAATTTAAAGAAGTTTGCAGGTGAGGTAAATCTATGTGTCCTGCACCTGCACCATGCAAATAACTAATTGCACCTTCGTCGGGTTTCAATTCAGCCATTGTGTTAAGTAAGTCGTCGATCCAAGGCATTGTTTTATTAATAATAGGACTTGCTACTCTAAACCAAGATTCGCTAGTTTTATGTTGACTAATAGTGCCCAACGACTTTAAATCATAATGTTCCGATTTTCCGTAATCAGACAAAGACCCAGCTGATTTTAATGATAACAATTTTTGTGTTGCCAATATAGTTTTATCCCAATCATGATTTATGATTATATCAATTGGCTTACAAAATTGCATATCACTCTTCTGCTGTATCTATTTCTGTGTGCTTAGTGGTAGTTCGATGAGGATGTTCGATATAATCTTTCATTACTCGATCAAGGCTAGTATCCTCATTTCGTTCCCAAGCTTTACGAAACTGTTTAATAACAGTACCATCTACTAGAGTATATTTAAGACTATTGCCTTCTTTTTGCAACAACCCCTTTGCTTCAAACATGTCAACCAATCCGCTGTAGGGATTCATCCCAGTTTCATAGGGAATCTTAACTTGAACACTTTCGAAAGGTTTTGCATATCGTGTCTTCATAATTTTACATGCAGCACGAATACCTTTGACTTCTGAAATCTTATTGCCATCTTCGTCTTCTTTTAACTTTAACTTACGCATAGCAACTACGATAGAACTTGCGTAGATAAAGCCTTGACCGCCACTAATCTTATCGTCGGGATCAAACATGTCTTGACTTGCGTATGTGTGATTAGTACAAACTAGACCTAAGTTTAAATCACCGAACATGTTTACACAGTTACGTACCAATGCTGTTAGAGCTTTGGGCTTACGGCCCATGTCTCCTTTTAGATCACCAGCTTCAAATTGGTTAACATCAGTTGGTGTTAAAAGCATACCCAGTGAGTCTAGTACAAATAATACTTTAGGGCGAGAATCTTCTGGCAGTGTTTTATACTCTTTAACAAACTCGCTGATCATTTTAGCAACATCATCGATCATGGCCATGTTAAGTTTAAGAAGTTTATCTTCTGCGGTATCGACACCCAGTGCATGAAGCCAAGCTTCGTCAAGTGCGTTCTCAGTGTCAATAAGGATAACGTAAATACCTTGTTGTTGAGCATTCTTAACAAGATTTCCAGAACAAATAAAACTTTTACCTGCTCCAGACTCTCCTGCAAATACAGTAACTTTACCCATCGGGATTCCTTTATTAAAATCCCCGCTAATCAGATAATTTAATGCATAGTTGTTGGTCGAAATCCATGTATCTGGATCTCTGAATCCCATACTAATGCCGTCGATACTTTTGGTGATACTTTTTCTAAATTTTGATAAATCAAATGGTTTATTTGCCATAATTATTCCTTAATTTGTATTTCTTTAATAAAATTATACTTTCGTATTTTACTTAAACTATCCTCTAAATTCAAGACTTTACCTAACACTATTTTTCCGTGTCCTAGATTTTTATCATATGGATCCAAATTATGTTTTGTCATCCAATCTATGAACCCTTTGTGTTTAGAGACCGAGAATTCGTCAAATGCCAACGAGGCTTCTCCACTATAAAAGTGTAAATTTTTTGTCATATCATAATCTATAGGCAACTCGTCTGTGTATAAGTCAACATAAGTTTTTCCTAATTCTGCATAGTGCAGATACAAAGATCCCGGTTCTACTTCAAATTCAAAATTATCGTAATCTGTTTTGTCTAACGGTATTCTACGATATTGATCTTTATTAAAACTGAAGTAAAGAGTTTTCCAAAAAATTTTTTTTTCGATTTTATGAATATAAAAATTTACATTTCTGATAGCATTTTTTAATTCTTGATTGGCAATAGAAAATAATCGAGATGGTTTTTCAAATTCACCGCTAAGTTGTTCAAATTTAAGATGCAGATAATTAAAATAACTCTGTGGTTGATCTAATAAGTTTAATCTTATCTCGATAAAATTTTTAAGATATTTGTTAATTATTATCGAAGATTGGATAACTTCTTTTATTGCATCATCAATTGATTGAAAATTAGCAAATGCTTCGTTCTGATTGATATTACAATTGTCTAGGCACCAACGTAATTCTTTGATCCATTTACGGACAAAGTTATTATCGTTGAGTAAGATGTCAAAAGACGCCTCTCCCGAGGCGCCTAGTACAACTGTAAGTTTCATTACTTTTGACGATTACGAATCATTGCCAAAATATCTTCGGCACGTTGACTAGCAGGTTTGGCTGCTGTGACTGGTGCAGTGACTTCTGGTTCGTCTACCTCAAATGGAGGATCGTCGTGTGTTGCCACAGGTGCTGGGCGAGATACTGCCACAGGTTTCGAAACTGGAGTAGATTCGTCGTCGGACTGTTTGCTGCCAGCTGTACTAGCCATTCCAGCTGGTTTGTAATAAGCACTCCACTTATCAGCATCAAATGGTTCACCGTTTACACTGGCTTCAAACATTTCTTTGATGATTTTTAGCTCTGCATCAGATGGCTTTTTAGGCAAAAAGTCATTCAGATTGTACAATCCAAATTTTTCAATGGCTTGCAGTTCTGCAGAAGTCAGTGCCGATTCTTTACGTGCCCAAGTGCTAGTATTGTAGTCAGCATATCCGCCTTTACTGGTTTTCTTAATACTGAAATCCAGTCCAGCTTCGTAGTCAGTTGGCAAGTTTTCCAACTCAGGATCCATCAAAGCATTTTTAATGAGATTAAAAATCTGAGGACTGATAATGAATCGACGAATCGGATTGTCTGTGGGTTTGTCATCAGTGAGAGGATTTTCGTGTACAAATCCTTGCATGATATAACTGCGTTTTTTCCAGTACTTACGACCCATTTCTTCAAGGCTCTTGTCCTTGAACCATGTACGAACTTCTGCAAGGACCGGACATGCCTCGCCCCACATTTCCACGCATGGTACTTGTACAAAAGTGGGCTTGCTATCAACTTGACCTTTTACACCAGCAAAAGGAAGTTTAATCATAAGTCGTTCGACCCAGAAAAAATCATTTTTTGTATTTGCGTCTGGAAGGAAACGTACACGAGCTGTAGTACCTTCTGGGATATTCCAATGGGCATAAATGCCATTGTCACCGCCTGATTGGCCGCCTTGTCCCTTGTTTTCTTGTGCTTGAAGTTTTGCACGAATTTCTGCTAAAGATGTTGCCATAATGTTCTCCTATAAATTTAAGATGGTCTTTGTTGTGCCTAGATATATAATGCACCGTTGCAGTATATAACAATTGTATTTAGTCTGTCAAGACTAAAAGTGAAATTTTTGTTTAGCACAATTAAAGTATAACTGTACTAGAGATAGAATTCAAGTTATTTGGTAATGCCGGCTAATTGTTTGAGAAGATTAGTTCCCAACTCTTCCATTACACCATTACTGTAACTGCCAATTTCTCTATCTGCTGTGGTACTGCCGTATTTTCCGTATCCGTACCCGTATACGCCCATGCGGGGAAATTTGAAATCTGGATTCCAAGCTGCGATTATATCTTTTGCTCGTTCGACTTCTTCTTTGCTTTCGAAGTAATAAACACTGTTTTGGAATTTGAATTCAAATCCGTTATTTTTCAATAAATTATCTAAATTAGAATCAATGATATCGTTATCAAATTGATCTTCATCATCCCGTGGATTGCTCAATTGGTTTGCAAATGGGCTGGGATTCTCATCTTCTTCCTCGATGTCCTGGCCCTTATGAGCATGTTTTTTATTTTGAACATCGATGGGATTAGTTTCTAGTGTTTCCAACATTTCGTTGGCCCACGACTCAAATTCTTCTCCGACACGATTTTTATATTTGCTATAAGCTTTATACACAACTGGTAGAGCATCCATAAGTCTATCATCGAAAATTTTTCTTGTGAAACGTTCTCTCAGTGAGTTCAAGTCAATTTCATCTTCGTCAATAATTTCAGGTTGCCATAATGCTTTGTATTGGTCGTATCCACGTTGGCTGCGAAGTGAATGCAAGTCTCTGTGCAATCTACCATAATGATCTATTGCACTGTTGACCATTTGTGTAGTTTCTATGTCTTCAAAAGTTCGGCCGCGCATATTTCTTGTAAATGTTTTAAGTGCATTCATTTCACTTAAAATTTTATTAATATGTTTTCCGAAATCATCATTGAGTTGGCCGCCGTTTTTGACATGTCTTGCCAAGGCACGTGCGCCATTTATTGTAGTGCCTTCGGGACAACGATAACGTTCTCCCAAGGAATTTTCGATGTAGAACGATTCGACATTTCGACTTCTTGCACCAGGAATAGTTTCATCTACAATAGGTTTACTATGACGAACAATTAGTTTTACGTTTTCAAGTTTCTGGTAACTACTTCTTCTTGTTCCGTAAAGTTTACTTTCTGTTACCTTAATATCGTCTTTATCTAATATTTCTGCATTTTTATTTGCGTGTTTCAGATCTCTAAGATTAAGGCCGCTTTTTGCGATATCCCTGACATCAAAGCTTAACATATTTCTTTTTGCAAACAATCTCAATGACTTTAAAAAGTTATACCATACTGCTTTTTCTTCTGGTGACATTTCACTGTCGATATCTTTGTCAAAGAATACTTTTAAGTTGTTTGAATCAACCAAACTTATAGTAATATTGCCTAAATTTCTGTCGTTAATGACATAATCAAAATTAAAAAACCTAGCCTTTGTGGGATCTAACGTAGCTTTGGCATTTTCGTCGCCAATGTTTACCGCGTCGAATCGACTGCGAATTTTATCAAATAAGTTTTCAGCTACTTTTTCAATTTCTATCATAGTATTATATTTATCAAATCATTATGAAGGGCATGGGCATCAAAATTTCATCGCTGGAATCTTTGAGCTTTTCATCTAAGTTGGGATCAAATTCTCGCAAGAACATTGACATTCGAACAGCTAACAACATAGACATTACTAAATCGTCTGTTTCTCCTATTTTGGCTGCATACCCGCTGCCTGCTGCTATAAAAGTTTTTAACTCACTTACTAGTGCTTTGCTTGCAATGTGCAATTTTCGAGTTTCTATTAGATTTTTAAATTTAGAACAAGCAGATAATTTTGATTTATTAGTTGTTGTGAATCCTTTTCTATAAGTTCTATTCGATCCTACTTTTTTTGGCTCACTTAAAAATATACCTTTTATATTTTCTTCTCCGTATTCGCTAATTGCTACCAGTGCTGCTTCACCGAGGGTATTGTTTTCTACACTGTAATAAACATCATTATTTGATTTTGTAGTTTCCGCTAATGTCTTTGTTATCTCAGATAATATCTTTACCTGTGTTTGCACTGATGTTTTATTATGCTGCCATTCTGCTATTTGTTTCATGCTGGGCATTTCTAATACTTGGATAGCAGCAGGGTCTCCTCCTGTACCTAAACTAGGATCTAGTGCAACTATGTAAACATTTCCTTGTTCTGGTTTTTTATACCAGCGAACCTGTCCTTGTTTAATCAACGGATCTATTCCCGACATTTCAGTTAAAAAGATAGGGTTAATCAGTGTTTCGTCGTGAATAATAAATTCGCATTCCATTTCTCGACGAAAACGTTCTTCTCCTAATTGAGCACGCATTTCTGCTGCCCATTTTTCATCCCTGTCAGGATGCTCTTGCCATTTACTTCTATATGCCCTAAATCCGTTAACACCTAACTCTGTTTCATTACCATATTCGTCAATGCGTTTATTTGCTTGACGCCAAATTTGTGCAAACTGATCTTCATCACTGTTTGGTGTGCTGGTTATAATGCACTTACCGCCTGTTGCCAGTGTTGGACTAATCGACGTCCAGAATTCACTGGCAATACTGGGTCGCACAAACGCAAACTCATCGCAATACAATAAGGATATACTCATACCACGACCAGTATTTTCTGTTGTGGTAGCACTTACTATTCGACTACCGTTGTCAAAATCTATGCTGCCCTTATTATAACTAGTTACACCTGCTCGAATATAATCCGGAACACTTTCGTATGCATATCGGATACGCTGCATAATTTCCTGAGATCCAGTATATTTGTGAGCTGCAACAAGAACAGTGCTGTCAGGCACAAACATAGCATACCATAGCAGATATCCCGCGGCTGTTGTTGACTTGCCCGTCTGTCGAGGCATCAATGATATTGAATATCTGTAATTATGATACGTTTCTACTAGTCTAGATTGATACTCAAATGGTTGATATCGTAATCTTCCTTTGGTAGGATGCTGAATATAAAAATAGTTTTCTAAAAAATATTGAGGACCATTTATCGGATCTGCACATTTAATGACCTCATGAATCTGTTCCTCAGTAAACGACTGTTTAACATTTGGTTTTTTAACGAGAACAGATTCTAGTGGTTTAGACATTTCGATTGCAAAAATAGATTAAATATGTTATACTATATTTATGGTATTAACTTTGTGAGTTCAAAATGTCTGACGTACTGCTGTTGAACAGCGATTACAATCCAATTTCAGTTTTACCTCTAAGTGTTATCGGTTGGCAACATGCTGTCAAACTATATTTCTTGGAGCGCATCACTGTGGTTGAAGAATATGAAAACTGGGTAATTCGTAGTGAAAATTTCAGCATGAATGTGCCCTGTGTTGCAGTTACCAAAGAATACTTCCACTTTAAAAAGTCAGCGAAGTTTTCCCGTAGTAACATGTTCTTGCGAGATATGTACCAATGCCAGTACTGTGGCGAAGTTTTCGAGCATAAAGAACTTACTCTGGATCACGTAATCCCACGTGCTCAAGGAGGTAAGACTACCTGGGAAAACAGTGTAACAGCCTGTAAAAATTGTAATCACAAAAAAGGACACAAGCTGATTAAACCACTACGCACACCATATAAGCCAGATCACTTCCAATTAATTAAAAAATGGAAGGAACGGTCTGTACAAGTGCGACACGAGAGTTGGTATCAATATTTGGGCATTAAGCCAAAGTCTTAGATAGGTTTTTCGCCAGTAAGATAAGGCTTACTGAACCAAAGTTTAAACCAAGCATCGGTGCCCGGTTTGATGTCATGTTTATGCATCAGCTGGGCTTTTTCATTTCCCGTGACGCTGATGTTACTGCCGGGATAACCTTGATATGCGGTCCAATTTGGTCTGTTAGTTATACCAGCTAGAAGTTTTAATTCTTGAAGCGGATCCATTATACACCAAATTTATTTTTCTTTGGTTTAGCTACGGGACTTACTTTATTAGTGCTTTTTAATTCTTGACTTTTCAAATCGCCATTGTTTAAATCTTGGTAATGACTGCCCACTGCATCAAACGCATGTACTAACATCCTTTGTTCTTCTGGGGTATACGGAAAAGCTAAATTATTTCTGCCTGCCCAAGATTCTGAATCAACTGTGGGTGCCAGTGGGTCGATTCCGTCGGCTGCGGCCACAGCCATCATAACACGATTTAACTCATATACTCTGTCAGCAAACTTCTCATCTCGAAATTTATCGAGACCCACTGTTGCTTGTTGGAGTCGCGAAGGAAGTTTTCCCTCTTTGTCTTCTAAGATTATATCTTTTATTTTCATTTACCAAGCCCTGCAAGACCAATAACGTGCTTTCCATCTCGGCCCTGGGTTAGCGCAGTTATGTCTGGCTCTAAAGCTCTTACGGCGTTTAGGATTAGATTTTTTAATTTTCATCTTTTTATCGCCAAAGTTTACCTTAACGACATTCCCTTTCGGACCGCGAACATATACTTTAGATTTTTTAACATCGCCTTGCATGGGCTTACCCAACGACACTTCACGACCCTGATATTTTGCCTCATTATAAACTTGATCAGGGTCATCGGTTAAGTATTCTTCTGCCAATTGATCAGCAATTATATCAATAATTTGTTCAAAGTCATCATCCGGGTGTAGTCTAAAATCTATCGAAGCATTATCGTACATATCTTGCAATTTTTCCGATACATATGCTTCTTCTGCACCTTGGGGATTAGTTAACACTTGATAAATGTCTTTATCTCCTGATGCTAGATCTCTGAAAATCATATCTACTTCGGCCATTCTACTTTCTTCGATGTCAGTTTTATCATCAGCAGGATTTTTTGTTAAAAGTATTTTTCCCTGTAATTCTGGTCGATTTTTTATAATAGCTAAAGCGTAATTATTGGCTCCGTTCTTCCAATCAAAAACTTTAGGCTGGCCTTTTTGCGAATAAATTTTTCCATCAATCTTAATGTACCAAGGCCCGCGATCTCTATCCATTTGTTGTTGGCGAAGTTTGCGTTCAAAGTCGGGATCATCTTCGTGGCCTAGCTCATGTTGAAGTTCTTGACGTTTAAATTCACGTTTGCTCAGATCCATTTGGCGTTGTTGATCTCTTTCATAGTCCATGGGATTATAATAATTTGCCTCATTTAAATTAACTGATTCAAATAATGCTCCACTAACATTTAATAGTGCCATAGCTTTTTCATCAGCTTCTACAATGACGCCATCTGGCATGAAACCAACAATACCAGTTTCAATTACTAAATTGCCTAACTCAATATCAAAACTATCTCCTAGTTTAATAATATTTTGTTCGATGATGACATCACGTATTTTCATTTTTTTACCTTAATAGTTTCGTATTCTTTAATCAACTTTAAACTCATGCTTTCTTTCATAGCTTGAGGATTGTCACCAAATTGATAACCATGGGGAGTCATTTTCTTTTCTTTACCAGCCACATCCCCATCTCCGCCTTTTGTTTGTGCCTGCACGGGCATAACATGTTCGTCTGGAGTAGTGCTTGCATGATAACGTTCGTCCTTGGCTTCTTTAGTAGCTATAGGATCTTTTTCTCCAGGAGGAGCAGGCATCATTGAACCTAATTTTTTGGCTTGATCTACACTGGTAGCAGTGCTTGGATTTGGAACTACTTTTAAATTTTCTTTAGTAGCGATAGGATCTTTTTCTCCAGCTGGAGCAGGCATCATTGACCCTAATTTTTTGGCTTGATCTGCACTGCTAGCAGTGCTTGGATTTGGAACTACTTTTAAATTTTCCTCGACGTCTTCTTCGCCTATTTTATATGCTAGATTAGGTTCTTTTCCATTTTGTTGTGGGAATTGGGCGCCAATTTTTTTTGCCTGTTCAATACTAGATGCCCCAGCTGGGTTTGCACGAACTTCTAAATTTTCCTCAACTTCTTCATCGTCGTCTGTACTAACAACCAGTACACCTTCTGGTTCGGTCCGATCAGCTTCGTGATTTCCGCCCATACCTGCTAATTTTAACATTTGCATTAGTTCTGTTGCAGAATTTCCGTCAGCAGTAATAGTGACACTCTTAGTACCATCGCTGCTCATATTGGTACTGACATTCATTCGACCTTCTTGTTCATGTTGTCCCATCATGCCGTTGCCCATTGCACTCATACCGCATTCATCTAATTGGGTGTCTTCTAATATTTTAATGCCAGCAATGCGAAGCATTTGTAATAGTTCTTCACCTTCTTTAACAGGATAAGTTTTGCCACCTACCTTAATAGTTTCGCCAGGTTGCACACCGTCAGCTTTGGCTTTTGCAACTGCGCCGCCAAATGCATTACCTTCTTCCATATCAGCTTCGTCTACTGGAACTGGAACTGGTACTCCTTTTTCACCTGATTTAGGTGGTGTACTGGTCCATACCCCGCCTTTAATAGACCCCATTGGAGGTTCTGATTTCGATGGTGCTGGCTTCGACGGTGTTTTAGGAGCAGGGGATACGCTTCCTCCGTCTATGTTTTGCGGAACCGGTACGTTAGGTTGTCCTTTTTTTGGAGGATTACTTGTCCATACTCCACCTTGAATACTACCTTCAATAATATCTCTGAATGTTTCAACAATCATTTTATTAATAGTAGTAGAATCTTTCGACACACTTTCAAATTGTGATTTCTTAGGACGACCGCGACTGCGCTTTACTTGCTCACCATCGCTGCCTGTTTCTGTTTCACCAGTTTTACGATCGTACCGGCGTGTATGCTTTATACCGCTGGCAGTTTTTTCAATTTCACCTTTAGCACCTTGACGTTTTTCGCCTGTCTTCATATCATTACTACGATTGGCAACAGCCTTCATCATATCGTCCCAACCTTCAACGATTTGTTCTTTGGTAAAGCCTGCTTCCATCATGGCTTTTATTGCTTCTTCTACTTTGCCTTTATTATGTGCTTTCCAAGCAGCACCATATGCTTTACTTTTTTCTGTCTTAGTTACTTTACCGTCTTTGGCATAACCTTTTTTGATATGCTTGACCATACGCTCTGCTTTAGCTCCTGGCGGTGCAACTTCTTGTACTTTCTTAGACTTAGCATCTTTAGCAGCTTTTTTCATTGGCTCATCTTTGTTGCCATCTTTGTCTAAGTCGATATAGTCTGGTTTAGCAGCTTCGTCCATCTTGTCGTGTTTAGCACGAATCTTAGCCATTGTTTCTTTGCTGGCACCATCGCGGCCTGCTTTTTGAAGGGCTTTCATTCCTTGCTCGCCGTATTTCTTTTTGCCTAAATAAGCTTGTAGACCCGATTCTTCAACTTCGCCTTCTGACATATCTTTTTTATTTTCAGCCGAATCATTGTCTGCTTTTAGTTTTACATCTGAAGGAGTTAACTTTTTACTTGGGTCCAATGTAACAGATAATCTTTTTCCTTGTGGTGCAGTGGCTTTAAAACCAGTAGCAGTTGATTGTACATGACCCGACTGCTCGCCTAATTTCTTACCAGCAGCAGCAGCTTTTTGAAATTTTTCTTTACCGTACTTCTTACGACCGATACTGGCAGCAACTGCTTCTGGATTGTCTGCTCCACCTTTTTTAACAGCGGCCACCGTCTTTTTAAAGCCCATGTACTTTTCTGATAGTACTTGATCCATATTTTCTTGTAATCGTGTCTTGGCCTTAGGCTGTGTTTGTGTAGCAGGCTGTTGTGGCTCTTGAGCTACTTTATTAAAATTATTTAGAATAGTATAAATGTTATTGCTCATGATTATTTTCCGTTTCCTGCTTTCATACCACGTGGGTTAATTATTTTATTTTTGTGTGTACCGATTGGACTTGCGCTGCCTTGCGGCAATTCGTTGGTTGTTTTTGCTACAGGTGTTTTGCCTCCAGCAGTTTCGGGATATTGGTATTTTCTAGTTTCTTCTAATTCTTTAATTAAATTAGGTATACGTGCATCACCTACTAAAGCTTCCCCATCTTTGCCGGGGCGCTCTCTTTCCATGTTATCTTGTAATAACACAGATTCTCCTGGTTTACCGCCAATGTTACTTTGCTCTAACCCTTCTTTGGCAGCTTCATACGGACTATTTTTAGGAGTAACTTTAATACAAGATAAATTGATTCCTGCACGTTCTGCAATTAATACTTTGACTTGTTCGTCATTACAAGGATAGTGAAAACTTGCATCCATGATATGAATTTCAACAGGTCCCATATTAGGAAATTCTGGATTTTCTTGAATTGGCAAACGCTTAGGTTTGGTGATAGAATCTAATTTATATGCCTCTAAAACAGTTTTAATTTTTCCTATCAGATCGTCTGGAAGTTCGCAGGCCAATCTGATTCTGAAATCAAACGTTTTATGACTTTCTGTGAGATAAGCTTTAAACGATTTCATTTTAATTCCCATTATACGATATTTATTAAAATTTGGCAATTATTACTTGGGTTTGTTTAATATCTGGGCCAGTAAAGCATTTCGATCTAATACTACACCTTGCCCTTCAATTGGTTCACCCACAGCACCATCTTGTTTTAATTGATGGTCCAACCTCATTTTTTTAAGTTGCAAATCGACCATTTTTAATTTTTTATCCAATTTGGCCTGTTTTGCTGTAATTGCATGACCTAGTAACACTCCAGCTGTTTGAAACACCTGCCCACTGAATCTTGCTTCCATGTTCATCCCTAAATCCATTAGATCATTGAACTTGTCTTTAGCAAGAGTGGCCAGCTCATCCATTTCTTGATCACTGGCATCTAATCCTTTAACATGTGGCAATGCTTCATCTATTTTGTCGATGGCTTTGTCAATATCTGCAAATACTGCTTTTTTTTCTTCAAGAGCAGCCGAAGCTTGTTCCTGAGTTAAATCTTCGGGAATGTTATCTGGCAGATTGAATAATTCTTCTAATTTTCGTGTCATAGTAACGGTATTTACCGTTTTTTACTACCAGCAAAAATATCGGTTTCGTTGACTACTCTGAATGTTAACCCTTGTGCGGCACAGAATTTTCTTGCGGCGTCCCATTTATACATATTAAGAGCCACTGCTGCTTTATCTCTTATACTCTTTGCAGCTTCCATTGTTGTTTCCTTAGTTGGCTTAACTTCAATTACTTCACCATGTCTTTTACCGTTTTTATCAACATAAATGATTAAAAAATCAGGAACATAAATTGTATTTTTTCCAGTAAATGGATTTTTATAATTAACATGGATAGCTTCGCTGGCCCATTGTACTACTGCGGGATTGTTATCACAAAATCTCATAAAAGCAAATTCCCAACTTGACCTATATGTTGGCTCTCGCTTTCCAACATATTTGGCAGGATTTTGTACTGTGTATTTTCCCTGACTATACTTGCTCATGACACAATAGATCTAGTTACATAAGAATTTGTTGTCGGTTGCTGCTTTATACCAAGATAGCTGGTGTTGACTCTAGAAACATTTAGATATAAAGCCAATGCCGCCGATAAGTCCGCCGAGGACATACTTTGAAAAGAATTAAGAACTGTTAACGGATCTTCTCTCTGTGCCTGTGCAGTTTCTATTACTGCTTGCACCAGTATTTTCGCACTTTCAATATTATCGGTCTGCTGTTGAAAATAACTCAATATAGCATCATTGATATTTTGATTTAATTCCAAAGAAGGGTCAAAATAATTGTTAAAATATTTTGTAGTTTTAGTCAATCCCGAACTATTAAGATTTGTCGGGCCCGACACTTGTAATTGACTTAATTGATCCATACTGTTATTATCCAAAGAAATCACCTAAACTTTTTTGATATTCCAAAATATCTAAATCACTGGGGCCGCTTAAATCGACACCATTTGCCACGTCTTGTGCCACTATATCATTTACGCCATCAATTGCTAATTTATTCATTTCATTCCATTGATCTTCTGTGAGTGCTGCAGGTTGAAGCGACGGGTCTCCATAGTACACATATTCTCCCGAACCAGTGTATATTGGATTTCCGCTACCATCTGTCCATATACCACCATACGGTGCCTCCACAGCAGCCGAGTCTATATTTTGTCCTGGCGGCTTGTTGAAGAAGCTTAATAGGCCAGTGTCATTTGATCCTGGGGTCACTGTTTCTTTACCGTCTGTACTAATAGCGCGAACCGTTCCATCTTTATACACAAACAATGAAGACCCGTCATCAAATATTTGTTTAGATACAGTATTATCCAATGGTTTAGTTGCATCGTATCCGCCTGATCCGGTCCATGTACTTGCAACGTTTCTAATTTGTCCTGATGCGGGGTCAAATCCTTGTGTTATTGCGCCTGTTGCTTTATTAATTACAACTTGTAATCCGTTATTAACCGCACGACCCACGGCTGCCCCTGTTGCTGTAGCCACTGCGCCAGACACAACCCGACCAATAACAGAATTTCCTAGACCGGTTTTGTTCAATGCATTATTTAAGCTCAGACCTGCATATAATCCTACACCAGCGCCAGTTGCCCCTGCAAGAGTATTAGTAAATAGTGCAGTTGTGCTATTTCCCACAGTGTATATTAACCCAGTTGTAGGATCTGTTCTATATTGAACACTGTTTGCCGGTGATACAACTCCCTGTGCTGCTAGAGTTCGCGAGTCAATTGGATTTGTATTAATATTTTGATTTGGTAATCCTATGACGTTATTACTGTTTGAACCTGGAATAACTTGTAAAGTGTTACCTGTTACTGAATCATATCTGACTTGTGTTCCGTCGCGGTATTGATTAACAATAATTTCTTGACCTGATGGATCTGTAACTGTTTGTGCATACAATAAATTTTCACTTAAGTTGCTGGGATTATAGCTGCCTGACTGTGTGCCAGATACCTGTATCCTGGATATTGGATTACCTTGACTATCGTAATAAACAGCAGTAGAAGTTCCGGTAATTGGCTGCAATGAAGAAGAATTTACAATCACTCGACCTGTATTGTCTACCACGTCTGTTACAGCAGTACCGCCGACAGTTGGGGGGAATATGCCACTTACTGCGCTATCGATTCCTCGATTTATTTGAGAACTTACATAGTTTATTCCGCCATTTACTGCATTAACAGCAGCTCCTGTTATTGCACCAACAGCACTGCCTGCTATAGTTGCGCCAAAATTAGGCACAGTGCTAGCATAAGGATAATTTCCTATTGCTCCGCCAGATACGACTCCTGACCCGTTAATACCAGCTGGGCCGCCACCTAATGTAGGAAATATATAATTCAATCCTTGATTAACTGCACTGTTAAGAATACCAACACCCGCTGAGCCCAAAGTTGTTCCAACCACTGTTTTAAGATTTACATTTTTTAAATTATTATATAATCTAAACATAGACAATAGACTAGACAACGGACCGCCAGCACCATTTGATCCATCTGGTTTTCTAAGATCTTTGGGAACTGAATCAACTACACCTAAAAATCCTGCATCTGTGTAGATATTAGTTACACTAGTGCTAATTGGGCTACTAGCATTATCATAATGCAATAACGAAAAACCGTCTACGCTAACTGGGTTTACGAACCCTGTAAAATATTTGACTGTTTCATACGTCACCGTCATTTTGTTTTCCATTAAACTTCTATCATTTGAAGAATCATGTTCACCGTGTTGCCAACCTGTTATGATAGGATTGATTAAAAGGTACTCAGTAAATCGTTTATTGTGTAAACTAAAAATTCTGATATTTTTTATAAAATTCGGTACCGAACTGTTTCTTGGGCTATACCCCCACCCAATTTTGCTTCTTGGCACGTACTTCGCTGGTCGGGAATAATCATTTACACCATAATCACTGTCTCTATAGTAATACGTATAATAATCATTCCAAAAATTTGTAATTACATCTGCTGCATCATCATGAAAAGTAAAGTTAACTGGTTCATATTGAATATTAGTTTGTACAATATTTTTTCTATTATATGCATTCAGAGTCTTAGTACCTATGCTAAATTTTGGTAATTCAACTCTTTTAACTAACATCCCAGTTTCTAAATTTTGGAATCTATCAGCAAAACTTAAAACTCCCCCAAGAAACCCACTACCCAACTGAGTTTGACTTGGATCTATATTAATTACAACATAATATAAAAAACTTTGTTTGGGTGCTAATCTATATGTATCTGTAACAAACAATTTAGTTGCATGATCATACGGATGTGTGAACGTCCCTTTAGCTAAAGGTTTTAAATCAGCGTTATATAGTGAGGCCATACTAATATTTATTCAATAAAAAAGCTCGCCGAAGCGAGCTTTGTGTGTAAAGTATTTCTTTTTATCCTGTGATAGCAGCAGTGTTAAACTGTGTTATACCAGGAGTGCCCACTCCGCCACCTGTTGTTTGTATAGCATTATCGTAACGTATACTCATAGTTATAGTAACCATGTCATTGCTACCATAATCAACGTCATTATAATTTACATCTGTTAAGAAACATCCGTATAGCTGCCATGTTTCTAGCACTATTGGCTCAACTGTACCGTTTGCACCATCTAACATTTCTAGTGTAGTCATGAACTTGTAATCAATTCCAGAACTTGCACTTGCTTGTTCCATAAAGTCGAATTGCTTCTGTAACTGTTCCCCCACTAGTCTAGAAACATTGCCGCCGGCATCATCACGCAATGATACCGCAACTGCATTCCAAGTTGGGCGACCAGCCAAATAAACTCGGCTGTTGTACACAGGAACTTCAATTGGATCAAATGTTACTTGCGGACGAGCAAACGTCATAATTTGTTTTGTTAATTCTGTCTTAGGATTACTTACACCAAAATTATCAAATGTAGCTCTGAATCTAAATTTAAGTTTTGGCATTAATAAGCCTTGGTTGGTAGCACTTTGGTTACCACCCAATGGGACTGTGAATCTTGTTAACGATGAAACTGCCATATTATGCTCCTGTTCCTACTGCTGATGCACTTGCTAAATTACCATCCTGTATTTCGCCAGGATTCTTAAGTCTGATAGGAATGTAAATAAATTCAACATCTTTAGTTGGTTGAACTGCTACATCTACATACAACTCATTTCTGGCAATACGCTCAGGCGTGTTGTTTGTTGTGTCACATACTACTAAGTAGTCCGTTACACCTCGTTTTGCTACTAAATCGTTTAGTAAACTGTTTACTACTGCAAGAATTGCATTTCTTGTAATAGGATCGTTTGGTTCAAACACAAACGGTCTACTAATAGTATTTAAAGTCTGTCTTAGATAATTTACAAGACGTGCAACATTAATTCTGTCCAGTGCGCTAGGAGTAGAACTCAGTGTCTTTTGTCCATAAATCAATAATCCATTTCCTGGAAGGAAAGTAAGTGGATTAATTTTATTAGTGTAAAGCACATCTCTTAATCCCTGTGTCACACCTATATTAATAAATTGACCACTTGCACTATCAATGTATCCTATAGCATTAAGGTTATCAATTAAACCCCTGCGTGTTCCAGCTGGTGCTAACCAAGGATAACTAATGTTATCACTCTTAATAATTGCTCTTATAACAGCATGACTTGCTGGCACTACCACTGGATTACCACTTAAATCGTTGGTTTGTCCTTGCGGATAATAAATTCCAACATAAGGATTGATTGTAACTAAACCACCTTCGCCGGTTGTTGTTACTCCCTCGGAATTTTGTGCCCAAGCTTGAATTGATGTTCCTGTTCCTTGTAGACGTAATGGAGTATCTCCAATTATGAATGCTGTATTATCACGATCTTCGTTCAGCGCAGTCATGTTTTGAATTAATTCTGGATACCCTGGGCATGAAATTAAATTGAAGTTATTAGCATCTTCTCTCAGTGCTGTGCTACTGTCAATAGCAGATTTTAAAGCTGCAACTACTACCCCACGCGGAGCTTTTCTACCAAAATTTGGAACTCCGCTAGAATCGAATCCACTTACTGTTACCCATGCATCTTTTTGAGTAGGCAAGGATTCATTTGGATACGAAGTACTATTAAAATAGTTTACTCTATATTCTTTTACATTATATCCGCTAGCCCTTGTATTGAATATCAGCATGCCACGTGGATATAATGTAGCATCTGGTGCATCTAAATCAACGTAGTTGCTGTTAGATAACGCTGCGATAGTTGGAATAGCATCCAATGACGGACTTGTAGTCCCACTTGTTGCCCAACGAGCATCTGCAAAAATAATTCCGTTTTGACTAACTGAATCTGTATTATCTAATAATACCCACTGATCAACCCCGGTTACATTTTGCCATCTATAAATTTTTGGATAATTTTCTAAATCACCTGTGTCCAACCACAAATCACCGTACACTAACGCTGTGTTGTCATCTTGCCTAGTCGGAGCCTCTGTAGAAAGTATAGGCCCTGTTGAGTTTGTTTGAGTTAGATTATACCCTCGAATATCTGAACTTAATGTTCTGTATCCTACCCAAGCAGATCCATTGCTTACCATGATATCTGCTCTGGTTGGAGTATTGTAGTACCATAATGAATTATTGACTGGTGCTACATAAGGTTGAGTAGCACTGGCTGTATAAGTTACATCTTCCAACGGTTTCCAATTTGTGCCTACTAATG